TACCTTACTTTAAATGTTGGGTTAGAAAAGAGTTCACTTGTGACCATCAAGATTATCACGGTGAATATATACACGCATTAGCGATAGCAGTTAATACAATTACTGATAGGTCATTGAGTTTTCAAGTAGTTTTTACTGGATGCGAAATAGACTTAGATGATGGATTAGAAAACGTACATGGTGGTGCTATGTGGGCAAGAATGCCTATACAAGCATTAGTTTTTGATATGGCTATGGAAAAATTTCCTGATCGTATGGAAGATCATTTAGTGCAACCTTGGGATTGTGAATCAAGAAATCACTCAGTTATTGTTATGGACAGAGTTAGTTCTAGTCCTTGGGTAGCAAAAATTAATAATGAATTTTATCAAAGTCGTTATTTATTTACTGTTGATTATACAGATAATGATATTGCAGATAGTCCTGACCAACATAAACAGTCTCATGTTTTATATATTACAGAGGATTGTGAATGGCAAGGAAACATAGTGGCTTTACCAAATAATAGAGTAAGGGCTACGAGTCCGGCTTTATGGAGGACAGGGGAAGGTGCACCAGATTTTACACCATCCCAATATCTTCATTCGGCAGAAGGTCATCAGAGTTATACAGACCCTGCAATAACTTTTAATAATTTATATAGTGAGGGTTTAGATGAAGAAGAAGAATAAAGACCCTAAAAAGGGAACAGGAAAAAAACCTAAAGGTAGCGGTAGAAGACTATATACCGATGAAAATCCTAAAGATACAGTATCAATAAAATTTGCTACACCCGCAGATGCGAGGGCTACTGTAGCTAAAGTAAAAAAAATTAAAAAACCTTTTGCAAGAAAGATACAAATTCTTACTGTGCTTGAACAAAGAGCCAAAGTAGCAGGAAAACCTACACAAGCACAAATAGCTAAAAAAGGTAAAGAAGCAATAAGGAAAGCACATGGCACTAAAAAAAACACAAAAAAGTCTTAAAAGATGGACGAAACAAAAATGGAGAACTCCTAGTGGTAAAAAGTCTTCCGAGACAGGAGAAGTATATGCACCAGCTTCAACAATAAAAAAACTTAAGTCAACTCCAAAAGGCAGAAAAAAACTAGCAGCAGCTAATAAGAAAAAAAGAGCAGCTACTAAAAAAGGTAAACAACACGCCAAACATGGATTACATAAAGGAAAGAAAAGATAATGGCTAAAAAGAAAGACCCAAGATTGGCTAGAGCAGGAGTTAGTGGTTTTAACAAACCTAAACGTACTCCTAATCATCCTAAAAAATCTCATATTGTTGTTGCTAAAGAAGGTGACAAAATAAAAACTATTCGTTTTGGGCAACAAGGCAAAAAAGTTGGAACAGTTAGTGGTACTGCTGGTAAACCAAAAAAAGGTGAATCTGCACGTATGAAAGCAAAACGTAAATCTTTTAAAGCAAGACACGGAAAAAATATTAAAAAAGGCAAGATGTCAGCAGCTTATTGGGCAGATAAAGTAAAATGGTAATAAGTAGATCAAGCATAAAAAATCAAATTACTAAACCACCTTCTAAAAAACGAAAAAGGGCAAAAAGGAAAAAGAAAAAAAATGTATGAATATACTTGTAAAGTTGAAAGAGTGGTTGACGGAGATACGGTTGATGTTATTTTGGACCTTGGGTTTGATGTTTCTTATAGTTGCCGTGTTCGTCTATATGGTATTGATACTCCCGAATCACGTACTCGTAACAAAGATGAGAAGGCTAGAGGAAAAATGGCTGGGTCTTTCTTAAAAGACAGTATAGAAAAAGGTAGTAAAGTAATTATACAAACTAAATTAAAAGACTCTAAAGGCAAATACGGTAGAGTTTTGGGAGAAATTTTAGTAGATGGCAAAAATATAAATAAACTTATGATAAAAAAACATCTTGCTGTAGCCTACTATGGACAATCTAAAAATGATGTAGAAGCTGAACATCTTGTTAATAGGAAAATTTTGATTGATAAAGGTCTTTTTACTCCTGTTGACTAATGCAAGAAGCAGTAACATTAATTAATGAAGTTGGATTTCCTATAGCTGCTGCAGGCGGTCTAGGTTTTTTTATATGGAAACTAATAAACAGAATTATTGATGGTATGGAAACCAAACTTGATACGCTAGATGATAAACAAGCCGAATTGATATCTAATATGGAAGAAAGGCTTGGCACTAAACTAGACTCACAGCATGGTATACTGGTAGCATTAATTGACCGAGTTCGCAGTCTTGATAATGAAATTATACGTTTAGATGTAATGCTAAAAACAGCTACAGGATTAGGTCATTTAGTTGACACGGACAAAGTTGCAAAAGCAGATAGAGATGATCAAAGAAAAGATTAAACAAATAAAAAAAGAACAGCTTGTATCAATAGACAACGTAATATTTGAACCCATGCCTAAAAGACCTTATCCACGAGACAAGTATATTTATGAGGACGAAAATTATAGAGCAAAACAAGATATGATTTACCTAGAAAAACTAGGTAGGACCATTGAAAGAACCTCTATTGCGTTTATCTTATTGTCTTTGATTGGGTTATTAGCGATCTTTGTTTGGGCATTAAATTAAGGAGCAGACATGGCAAGAAAAAAGAAAATATCTAAAAGACAAAAAGTATTTAACTTTATTGATAACACAATAGATTTGTTACAAGAAAATTGGAAAAGATATACATTAGTATCTTCCTTTTTGATTGCATTTAGTTTTCTAGGCTATCTTACTTTTTTTTGGATAGATACAGTAGATAGCGTACGATTGGTAATTACATATTTGTAAATATGAGTATATGCGATAAAACAACACTTTTAATTATATTAGTGTTTTTTTTGGTTATGTCTGTAAATGCAGACGAAATGACACACAAGTTTAAGAACCCTAGTTTTTCCGGACAAGGTACCTCTAGTCATTATTTAACGATAGAAAATCAAGAATTTAATAGAAAAGAAGCTATACGTGAAGAGGTAAAAGCTTACGTTGAAGATTTAGAAAGAGAAGCTGAAAATACTACATTAGCTAGATTTATTAGAAATTTAGAATCACGTATTTATGCTCAGTTGTCACGTCAGTTAGTCGACAGTTTATTTGGCGAAACTGCGTCTGAATTTGGCATTTTAGAATTAGAGGGCAACACCATAGAATATAAAGTAGAGGACGATAAAGTTACACTAATAATTACAGATGAAGAAGGCAATACAACAGAAATTACTGTACCTCTTGGTTCTTTTACTTTCTAGTTGTTCTTTAATTATACCTCCTTTAGATAATGCAATACCGCCAATTAGACAAATTGAACTAGCAAAAGTAGGATCATTACTAACAAATCTAGCAGAAGTTGATAAGCCAATAAGAAAACCTGTTGTAGCTATATATCCTTCTGCATTTAAAGATAATACGGGACAGCGTAGAAGCAATAGTCAATACGCTAGTTTTAGTACAGCTATTACACAATCACCTGATGCTTACTTAATTAGAGCATTAAAACATTCAGGTGTTTTTGATGTAGTTGAACGCACGGGACTAGATAATTTAACTAAAGAAAGACAAATAATACGTACCACCAGAGAAAGTTTTGATGAAAAACAAAAGGTTAAACCTTTATTATTTGCAGGAATATTAATGGAAGGTGGTGTTATAGGATATGAAACTAACGTTAAATCAGGAGGGGCAGGAGCAAGATATCTTGGCATAGGAGGTTCTAAAGAATATCGTCAAGATACTGTTACCATATCTTTAAGAACTGTATCTGTAAGTACAGGTAAAATACTACTAGAAGTATTAGTTACTAAATCAATATTAAGTGCATCTATATCTTCTGATGTTTTTAGGTTTTATGCTAATAATACTGAATTAGTTGAGATAGAAAGTGGTATCGTGGAAAATGAATCAATCAATATAGCTTTACAAATGGCAGTAGAGAAAGCTGTTTTACAAACAATAGAGGAGGGCTATGAAGAAGGCTATTGGAAACAAAAAACTAATATTAATGAGCCTAGTTGCGATGATGAGTGCATCGCTAATATACGGGGCTGACAATGAGATATTTATAGACCAGTCAGGTGCTACATCTAACTTGGATATAGAACAAGTCGGTGGGGGCGGTAACATAATCGGCGGAGCTGATGCTGCTGCAGGATCAATGACCGCACTAGATATTGATGGTACGACTATGACCTTAGACATACTGCAAAAAGGTAGCACAAATAAATTCTTAGGTGATATATGGGCTGATAGCTATACTGGTTACTTTCAATTCATAGGCGATAGCAATACCTTTAATATGTCTACTGACGAGACAAATGCAACTGGAGCAGATGGTTCTAATGTAAACGTACAAGTCACAGGCAATACAAACACCATGACCCTAAATCATGCCATGACAGCACTAGCAGCAAACCTAGATTTAGATTGGATAATACAAGGGGGAGGAAACACAATCACATCAAATATAGATGTAGATGGTGCAACTAACTACATGGATATAGATGGTGATGATAATACTGTAACCTATGATGGAGATGGTTATGCAGGTGGTTACTTCTATTTAGATCATACTGGTAACGACAGGACTTTTAACATAGATCAGGAATCTACATCTGATAATGACTGGCTCAAGATTACATCTGCTGGCTCTAACGGCACCGTTTGTGTTACTCAGTCAGACTCAGGAAATTCATTCGTCTGTTGATATAGGTTCTATATCTGAACTGAGAGGCAACGCACAAGTTCTAAGAGATAAACCTTATAGTGCTGAACTAGAGTTCAACATACAACAAATGGATGATGTCCGCACAGAAGCGGGCAGAGTTGCCATAACTTTTGAGGATGATTCTACAGTTAAATTAACTGAACATTCTAAGTTAATTATAGATGAATATATCTATGACCCTGACCCATCAAAATCTAAGATGGCACTTAAGTTTGCTAGTGGTACAGCAAGGTTTGTTACAGGTAAATTTAACAATAAAAGCAATATATCAATACGTACACCGACAGCCCAAATTGCGATTCGTGGTACAGATTTTACCTGCACAATAGATGAACTTGGAAGATCGCTAGTAATACTATTGCCTGATGAAAATGGCATATCTAGCGGTGAGATTTTGGTTTCGACAGCAACCGGTAGCGTAACTTTGAATAAACCATATCAAGCTACAACAGTAGCTGTTTATGAAAATAATCCAACTAAACCTGTGACTTTAGATATATCACTAGATTTGATTGATAATATGTTGATTGTTAATCCACCAAAAGAGGCTGAACAACAAACAGAAGAAACTCAATCAAAAACTTCAGTAGATTATTTGGAATTTGATGATTTAGACATAGATTATCTCAACGAAGATTTTTTGGATGCAGAGGAGGAACTTGAGTTTACAGAGTTAGATGTTAACTATTTAGATGTTAATTTTTTAGAAGATTTGTTAAATGTTTTAGACGCACTAGCTATAGAAAAAGAAGAGGACGCACTTAAACAAGGTGGTGTGGGAATAAGAATAACAGGTACAGAAATTGGTCAAGATAAAGATACACAGATAACTACGATAATAACAGGACAAAATATTAATCTTACTAGAACAGTTAATCAAAGTGCTAAATTGAATCTTGATGGCTCTGGTAGCTATACAGTTATATTGGTACAAGATGGTGTATCTAACGTAGTAAAAATTAACGGAGGCTCATCAACAACAATAAAAATAACTCAAGGATCGTGAATAGATATATATACATAGGTTTACTTATAATTTTATGTTTTATACCTATTAATAATTTTAAATTTTATGAGATTATAAAGTTAAAAACTTTTGATAATTTTGTAAAACAACAAGAATCCTCTGGTTATTTTTCTGTACTTAATATAACAGAAGATGATATAACTAAAGAGGGTGGCTACCCTCTGAGTAGACAAAGGCTCGCTGAAATACAAATAGAGTTATTAGAAAGAGGAGCAATAGGAGTCGGTTGGGTAGTTGCCTTTCCACAAAAAGACCGCTTTGGTGGAGATAAATATTTTGGACAAGCTTTATCTTATGCACCCAGTATTTTAGCGATGTTTGAAAATAACAATGGTATTTATCCATCAACTGTAGGAACAGTAATACTAGGCAATGATGTAAGTGGTATTCCGGCTGAAGGTGTTATAGAAAATATTAACATACTAAAACAAAATGCAAATCAAGGTATAGCTGTAGCTAGAACAGATGTTGACAACCTAGTAAGAAGATTACCTTTATTATTAAAAACACCGGATGGATGGGTTCCGGCTTATGGTACAGAAGTATTAAAAATATTAACTGGTGCAGATACTTATGTTATTAAAACAAATACTAATGGCATAGAAGAAATAAGAGTAAAAGGATTATCTCCTGTTAAAACAGATAGTCTAGGCAGAAAATGGATTTCTTGGGTTGTTCCACATGAAACATCGTTAGCAGAGATGGATGTAGAAAACAAATTTGTTTTTGTTGGTTTTACTGCAAAAGGTATTATGCCTCAACTTGCAACACCAGTTGGGCTGTTAGAACCTCATAAAATACAAGCAGCATTAGCAGAGTCCATACTTATACAAGATAGTCCTTACATACCTGATTACGCATTGTTTATAGAACTATTAATTACATTTATATCTATATGTTTAGTTATAAGTTTAATTAATATTTTTGGGATAACTTTAGGAATATCCACAACAAGTATTATTTTTATAAGCACAGCAATAGGCGGATATTATTTAATACAACAAGGTATTTTAATAGATGTAGTATGGTCTTTAATATCTCAGTTTATAAGCGGATCAACAGCATTTTATTTACGATTTAGAGAGCAGTATAAATTACGTCAACAAATAAAAGGACAGTTTGGTAAATATCTTGATCCTAGAATGGTAAAAAAACTACAAGATAATCCTGAACTTTGTCAGGTAAATGGTAAAAGGGTTGATTGTTCTATTATATTTACAGATTTAAGAGGCTTTACTAGCTTGTCAGAATCTGTAGAGCCTGAAATGGTGACATATATTATGAACTCTGTATTAGATGTTCAGGTGCAAGCAGCTAATAAATATTTTGGTTGTACTGATAAATTTATAGGTGATGCCGGTATGTTTCATTGGAACACTATAATACCTCAAGAAGATCATCATAATTTAGCATTGAGTGCAGCTAAAGAAATACAAAAAAATATAGATTTACTAAATATGAAATTTGTAGAAGAAGGTATACCCAAAGTGGCTATAGGTATAGGTGTTAATAGCGGTATATGTATTGCTGGTAATTTTGGTGCTACAGATAGATTTGCATTTAGTTTGATAGGCGATCCTTGTAATGTAGCTGCTAGATTAGAATCAAGCACTAAGGTTGCGGGTGTCGGGGTTTTAATAGGTGAGGAGACTGCTAAATATAGTAATTTTGCTTTGAAACTACTTGAACCTATAGAGGTAAAAGGTAAAGCAGAACCCTTACAAGTTTACACATGGGAGTAGAAATGAAAGATTTATTAAAAAGTGTTGTAGGTGCTGTAGCACCAACATTAGGAACTGCTTTAGGCGGTCCTATGGGTGGTATGGCTGCTAATATGATTTCTGAGGTTTTAGGATGTAAAAATGAACCTAAAGCTATAGAGAAGGCTATAGAATCAGCAACACCAGAACAAATGCTAGAATTAAAAAAAGCAGAGCAAACTTTTGAATTACAAATGAAAGAGTTAGAAGTAGATGTATTTAAATTAGAAACTGCTGATAAACAAGATGCTAGAGGTAAGTTTGGAAAGGATTGGACTGCTAGATTAATGGGTATAGCTACGGTAGGTGGATTTTTAGCATATATATTTTTAGTGACCATCCAGCCCCCCGAATCGAACTCAGAGGCTCTAATTAATTTGGTTCTCGGATATCTAGGTGGTTTAGCGAGTGCTGTTATAAGTTTTTATTTTGGTGCCTCACAAAAACAGGATTAGCCGACCCCTATTAATTTAGAACAAGTCTGCTCCTGTTCTTTTTTGGTAGGGGAAGGTTTTAAAAATTATGGATAGAGATAAATTAGTAAAAGAAATAATACAAGATGAAGGGTTTATCTATGAGATATACCATGATCATTTAGGTTATCCTACATTCGGAGTAGGACATTTAGTTATCCCAAAAGATAAAGAATATGGTCAGCCTGTAGGAACTCCTGTTTCTGAAGAAAGAATTTTAGAGTGTTTAAATTCAGATATAGATGTAGTGTGTTTAGAGTTAGATAAAAACATACCTTGGTGGCGAAATTTGGATGATAATAAACAAAGAGTTATGGCAAATATGGCATTTAATTTAGGTTTACCAAGACTTACTAAATTTAAAAAGTTTTTAAAGGCTATGAAAAATGCAGATTTTAAAACTGCTGCTATTGAGATGATGGATAGCAAATGGGCTACACAAGTAGGCAATAGGGCTAAACGATTAAGAGATAGAGTTTTAGAAGAATAATGTTAAAAAAATATGATTTTAGACCCGGCATAGTTAGAGAAGGAACTTCTTATTCAGAAGAAGGTGGATTTTTTAATGCTGACAAAGTTAGATTTAGAAGTGGCAGACCAGAAAAAATAGGTGGTTGGGAAAAAAATACATTAAATAGTTTTGAAGGAACTTGCAGAAGCTTACATTCTTATAGAGATCAAGGTCAAACTGATTACATAGGATTAGGTACACATTTAAAATACTATGTAAAACAAGGAGATGATTTTAATAACATAACTCCTATTAGAAAAACCTCTACTAACTCTATTACTTTTGCGGCTACAAATGGCTCATCAACCGTAGTAGTAACAGATTCTACACATGGTGCAGTAGTAGGAGATACAGTTACATTTACACAAGCAGTATCATTAGGAGGAAATATAACTGCTGATGTACTAAATCAAGAATATACAGTTAATGCTGTATTAACAGCTAATACATACAACATAATTGCTAAAGATACTTCGGGGTCTACTGTTACAGCTAACGCAAGCGATACAGGAAATGGTGGTTCAGGAGTAGATGGAAGTTACGAAATTAATGTAGGTTTGGATAATTATGTAAAAGGAACGGGATGGGGTGCTGATACTTGGGGTGCAGGAACTTGGGGATCAGTTAGTTCTATATCAGCTTCAAGTCAGTTAAGATTATGGTCACAAGATAATTTTGGTGATGATTTAATATCTTGCATTAGAGGCGGCGGCATATTTTATTGGGATGAAAGTTCAGGAGCAACAGTAAGAGCGGTAGCTTTTTCTGATTTAGCTGGTGCAAGTAATCCACCAACTGCTGCTTTACAAATAATGGTATCTGATATTGATCGGCATATAATTTGTTTTGGTGCTAATGCTATAGGTTCATCAACTATAGACCCTTTATTTGTTAGATGGTCAGATCAAGAAAGTTCAATAGATTGGACACCAACTTCTACTAATACGGCAGGTGGAACCAGACTATCTAGTGGTTCTACTATTATTGGAGCATTACGAACTAGACAAGAAATACTTATTTGGACAGATAATGGTTTGCATTCTATGCAATATTCAGGTGCACCATTTATATTTAGCTTTGCTGAAATTATGCAAGGTCCTTCTATGATTTCTCCTAGAGCAGCCATAAATGCTGATAACAAAGTATTTTTTATGGATAGAGGTAGTTTTTATGTTTATGCAGGTACTGTAAGAACCTTGCCTTGTGCAGTACAAGATTACATATTTGCAGATATAAATTTAGGACAAAGCTTCAAAATATATGGACTTTCGAATGTAGATCACAATGAAATTATGTGGTTTTATCCTTCAGCAGATTCTATGGAATTAAATAGATATGTTATTTATAACTATTTAGAAAATACATGGAGTATAGGTACTACTGATGGTGATTTTATTAGAACTGCATGGATAGAAGCCAACTCTTTAGAGTTTCCTGTAGCAGCAGGTAAAACGGATGGTAGCAATACAAATTACCTATATAATCAAGAAGTAGGTAATGATGCGGATGGTAGTGCAATGACTGCTTTTATTGAAACATCTGATTTTGACTTAGAGCCTGATGGCGAACATTTTATGTTTGTCTCTAAAATAATACCTGATTTAAAATTTAGAGGTCAAACAGGAACTGCTAATACATTAAATGTTTCTGTTAAAGGGGTAGATTTTCCTTTAGATACTCCGACAACCTTATCAACAAGTGCAATAGATTCTACTACGCAACAAGCATTTATAAGAGCAAGAACAAGACAAGCTATATTAAGATTTGAAAGCACAGGTCTTGGATATGGTTGGCGATTAGGTTCATTTAGATTAGAAATGAGACAGGATGGTAAGAAATAATGAGTCAAAAAGCACCTATTACATTACCCATAGCAAGTGCTGTATATGATTCTAGTAATGAAGAATTAACTAGAGATCAATTAGTAAAAGCTATTCAATCTTTAGAAACAGAAGTATTTTTACTAAAAAGGATGCAAGAAAGCATTCCTAGTAAATCAATTAAACGACATCAATTTTTATTAATGGGTATGAAACATGGCTGATACACTTAAAGTTTTAGGTCAGGTTGACCCCGCAGCTACAACTACAACAACTTTATATACAGTTCCTGATTTAACTCAAACAACTGTCAGTTCAATAGTTGCAGCAAATAGAACAGGATCGGCTATTACTTTTAGGTTAAGTGTTCACGTTGGCGGTGCTACTGCTGATGACAAACAATACCTATATTACGACAAGTCGGTATCAGCAAATGATTCTTTAGCAATAGTCTTAGGCATAACTTTAAATCAAACAGATGTTGTAAAAGTGTATACGAGTGCTGTAGATATGAGTTTTAATATATTTGGTTGCGAAACAAAAGAGGAAAGATAATATGGATGCTAGAAAACAAGCAGCAGAATTAGCAAAAATGGGTCGCTATGGCGACACTATGCTTATGCACGTTAATCCAAAAGAAGTAGCTG